CAAAAGAGAAAGAATATATAAGGAGAAATGCGATGAGTGAAGAAGAGAAAATATCTAAATGGTTAAAAGAAGCCAAAGAGTGGAAACCCGTAAAACCTAATAAGGAATTAAAACAAGCGATTGAAGCGGTAAAACTTCATCAAGAACCCGGTCATCCCATTCCAAGTACGATTGTGCGAGAATATGCACAGAAATTTGGGGTCGATCCTGAATTAGTAACGCTTGGATTAATGGACACCTTTCCTTGGGAGGAGAAATGCGATGAGTAACTTGTCGCTTGCTTCGACACTTACCGCGAACATGTCGAAGGGTGGATCTTTCATAAAGATATACCTAACACACAAGCAATCTCCGTAGACCCCCTTAAAAAGCGTTTCGTTGCATATCCATACTACCAACGATATAATTTCTAAAAAGCACGATTAGACCCCTTCTCGCGTCTCTAATCGTGCTTCTTTGTATTCGTTTGTAGTTCAAAACGACACAACCTTTCGCTTATCATCATTCAACCTGCTCGGAACGTGGGCCGAAAATCGGCCAAGGTTCTTGCGAAACTCCAGGGTAGTCACTCCCTGCTCTCCGTTTCGGTTCTTCGCGACCTCGCAATTAATGAGTTCGTCATCATCTTTATCAGGAGAAAGGAGGAGGACCGCATCCGCGTCCTGTTCGATGGAACCGGATTCTCGGAGATCCGAGAGTGCGGGCTTTCGCTTTTGCACCTCTAATGCTCGGTTGAGCTGAGAAAGTGCGAGGACTGAGGTTTGATACTCCAACGCTAGAATCTTCATTGACCTTGAGATTTCCGATATTTCCTGAGTTCTTGAGTCATACCCTTTCGCGGAGAGTAGTTGCAGGTAATCCACCACTACGAGTCCAAGCTCACCTTCGAGGCGTTGCTGTGCGAGAAAGGCGCGGAAACTCTCCAGGGTAGCTTCGTGGTCATCCTTGAAGGTAATCGGCCATACCTTGATTCGTTGAGCGGTCTCTGCGAGTTTCTTCTTCGCGATGTGGTCCAAAGAATCCTTCATCGTTGGGCGCGGGACTCCGCTCACATTCGTGAGCAATCGCCCCGCGCACTCGGACGCTTTCATCTCCAAACTTGCGTAGGATGTTCGTTTTCCAAACTTCGCGGCTTCATGGGTAAAGTGAATCGCTAATGCGGACTTCCCGATTCCGGGTCTCGCGGCTAGCACATACAAACACCCTTCGCGAAATCCTCCATTGAGTAAACTATCCAATCCCTTGAATCCTGTGGATATTGCAGAGACTCCGCCTGCATCGATTGCCAGGTACTCCGCCTGTGCTTCCGTTACCGCATCTCGGATATGCGTTTGGCCTTTTCTCTTGGAAAGAGACTTGGCCACGCGGGTTGTGAAGGCGGAGGCTACATCCTCTGCGGTCTTGGTTGGATCGCGGACCTCGTCCTGAGCGTGGAAGATTGCCTGCTCTACCGCCTTTGCGTTTCTTTGCTCGATTACCTGATCGATGTATCGATCTATCTGTCCACCTCCGTATTGCTCGGAGATGTCGGTGATCTCAGATGCGAGGTCAGGTAATGCGATCATCACATCCACCTCATTCACATCCGGGGAATGCTTCGCAATAGCTGAGAAGATTTGCTGACGGGTTGGAGAGGTGAAGTCATCTTCGGTGAGATGCTCCAGGGCGATGGCCGAGGATCGGCCCGACTCATCGCGCATGGAAGCTGAGAGAACTGCAATCTCTGCTAGAGAAAAATCAATCACACTCTTTTGACTCCTTCCCACTCATCCCGCTCTTGGGGTAACCGCTCTTTGATCCAACCGCGACATGCGTTTCGGAAGGTTGCGTTCCAATCAGCTTGGACATGTCCCTTCCCTTTCGCCCAATCCACGAATAACTGAACAGCAAGCTCATGGTTCAATCCTTCCTCTTGGGTAATGCTTTTGGGTGGATCGAAGTTATCTGAGATTGTTGTACCTTTTTTCTTCCGAGGCTTGGAATTGGATTTGTCGCTTTTGGTGGAATCATCGCTATATATAATATTAATATTCTTGGAAAGAATATCCATGCGCGCGAGGCTTTTACACAAAACTGACGTAATACAGCCGCAAAGTGCGGCAGATTGCGTAGAACCGTATATCTTACAATACTCTTCTAATATGTCACGATGCCACTTGGATATGCGTAATCGGATCTCCACTTTTTCGTCCCTGCTATCCATCTTATTCAGACCCTTGGAAGATGGTTGTCAGGATAGCCATTACGATCCAAATGAGGGTCGCAGATGCGGCGGTGAATAGGGCCGTGAAGATGAGGTATTCGATGATCTCTCTCATGCTATTCTTCCTTCCATTGTTGTTTAGTAAGGAGAGCCACCAGGTCACTTAATCGACAGGTGAACATACTCTCCGAGTTTTTCTTTCTGTGAATGACGCACGGGGGTTTGTCTCCTGCGTCTCGAATGCTTTGTGTCATGGCACTGTATAGGTTTAATGCCTCGACAAATTTTGCTTCTATATGAAACGGAAACTCATCACAGACCACATCCGGAGAGTCGGACCCACCCGCAAATTGCTGACCGCGCCTTGCGGGGAATCCGTTCTCTTCGAAGTATCTCGCTAATTCCCGTTCGTACCTAGCTCCCTTAGCCCTGCTGTTGATCTTGCCCATCACAATCCTCTTCGAAGGTTATGGTCACATCCCCGTCAGGATCGTGGTCCAGGCAACGCTTCTCCATCAAAGCCACCATTTGCTCAAGGACTGCCACTGCGACGATGACCGCACCATTGAAGTTCGATTCTTCAATGTGTTCCTTCGCAAAGTTTACACCCTTTCTAAGTCTTTCCACCTTATCATTCATGCCACATCCCTTTCATTTTCGTTGTACCAACGCATGGCGTTTGCAAAGTCTGCCATATCAATGGTTTGCTTTCTGCCCATTTGCCTGACCTCTAATTGGTAGGCTTCGATAATTTTGTAGACGTAGGTTCTGCTGACCTCGAACTTCCTGGCGATGTCGGAGATCGACAAGCGGTTGAAGTTATTGCTCAGATCGAGGATCTCCACGGACTCGGAATATCCCGGCCAAACCTTGTTAGAAACACATTGTGTCCACAACTGACAGGCCCGTCTCATATCCTCACGGTGACGCTCAATATCCGCACCCCGAAGAGTGTAAACCCCAATGTTGTAGGGCGGTTTCTTCTCAACCGCGACGAAGATAAATTGCTTGGGAGAGTGACCCAATCTGCGTAATCCCTCCATGTAGAAGCACGCTTGAAAGTCGTAGCCAAACTGTCTAACGCTCTTGGCAAAGCCTTTTTTGCTCGCATCTTGTGTGCTTTTTAAATCCATCACCACATCCGCGCCGGGCAGAAAATAATCAGGTCTCACCTTACACTCCGCACCCTCGCACTCAAAGAATCCCGTTCCTTCAATTATCGAATCCACTTCCGCCAGGTATGCGCTGACCACAGGGTGGTCTAGAGCGGATGCCGCCATTTCCATGCAAGTGTTGTATTCACTTGAGTTGAGCCATTGACGCTCAGGATACTCCGCTTCAATCCCTGCTAATGCTTCCTTGTATGCATTGGTTCTCGGCCCATTACCGTCGATCTCGTTAGGCTTTTCTCCGAACTCATAGTCAAGCTTCTCAGGCTCCAATACCGCCGTATGGAAACACCCGCCCATTATAAGGGGGGATGTTTTCGGTGACGGGTTATCCATGCTATACTTCACATGTGCAGGGGAAGTCTTGATCAATGCAGATGCAGTGCTGCGAGATAACTCAGGAGATGAGTGGTACGACTCGTTACTTATATCTGTTCTAAGCATCTTCACTCTCCTTAATAGTTACAGATAACACGGTCCTTTGAATCTCTACGTTACTGTGTGTAATTTTTGTACTTACGCCGGGATTACTGTCCAATACGAGGTCAGGACACGCTAGATGAACCTTTCTCGGATCACCGCCATCGGATAGATAACTGTGAATAAAGGAACCTACGCTTAACATTTCCTGCATGTTATGCTTTTTACCCTTCAGCTTGTAACGACATGGGTTTGTATGTACTTCAAGTATCATCTCAGAATGGGGTGTCTTCGTCGTCCACGGTTGGAGCTTGGTCCATTTTAGGCTCAGGCTTAGGCTCAGGTTTAGGCTCCGGTTTGGGTTGCTCCGCCTCTGCAAAAGGATCTCCGGATTCGTACAAAGCATTGAGGTTCACCACGGTATCAATTGATACTTTTCGTTGCTCCTCAGACATCTTCTTGTGCGGCTTCGCAACCATCGCATAAGAGGTTTCCAATCCTTCACCGTTGCGGATGATGTCGATGTCGTATGCTCTAGGGTCTCCCCAATCCGGGTCTTCGCAATAGCTGACCAAGGAATCCTTCAGACTCTTTTGCGTGATCTCCAGGACTTGAACTCGTTCTTCGGCATAGTTGTACACCTTCATGGCAAAGAACTCCTTGGGCTTATCCTCGAAGCTACCTGGAGCTTCCTCACCCACCTTCCAACGGAAGGGTCTGCGCCCACCGTCTTCGTTCGTTCCCCAACCGAGCATTCCGGTTATGAATCCACCATCGTCCTGTGATCCCACGATTCGGAAACTATTCTTTCCCTGTTGTAGCTTCATATAGCTACCTCCACCTGCATTGCCGCCCGTCTCAGGCGCTCGCGTTATATTATTTAAGAATGACATTTTATTTTGTATATATTTAGTGTTGACACTATTTGTAGTTTATTGTTTTAGACTTAGAACTATGAAAGAAAATACAACCAAACCATTGTCCCTTCGTTTTTCCCCCGCAGTCCGTAAGACTATGAAAACTCTTTCGGAAGAATCCGGAATCACCCAGGCACAACTTTTTGATGTTGTGATGAGAGCGGGTTGTGACGCAATCGCTCGGAATAATCACAAGATTTCTCTACCGTTAAAGTTTGAGATCGCAGACTAATTAAGTCCGCAATTAACTCGTCAATCTTTACGATTGTCGGCGCTTCGCTGATTACTGTGACGCACTCTCCTCCTGCGTACTCCAATCGCATTCCATTCATATCTATTGTATCCATTTGTAGTTGCCTTTCTACTAGTGATTCCAGGGGTTTATGTTTGGTTGATTAAGTTCCTACCGTGATGCCACGATAGTAGGAAGCCCCGAATATATCTTGGCGGTCATCTCAATCGATTTATGACCCAAAACCTTACTCGCGGCGTAAATACTATTTCCGTTCGTTCTCATGGTCCTGTCTCCTGCATATTTGCGGAGCCTATGTACCGGACGATTGTCCGAGACCCCGCATTCGTGTCTTAAAAAATATGGAAAGTCGCGGACAATCCGATCCTTGGATGCTTCAATGATGTACTCATCGTTGCCCCGTAAACTCAGAACCTCATTCCACCAATAAGGGTCACAGCATCGGTCCTGGTACTTGCCCCCGCTCTTGGGGTTGTGGATGCGGATCAACTTATTTCCATTCATATCATCAAAGAGATCATCGTACTTTGCCCGCAGGATCTCGCTTGAGCGAAGTCCCAAGCCGTACGCTAATGCGTATGCTTTGTATAATTCCACATCGATGGTCTTCAACGCTTCGCATTTCTCCACAATACGGTCACGCTCCGATCCCATTGGGATGAATGCTTGAACCTCGGTGGACTCCACAGTCAGGGCAATCCAATTGGCAAACCAAGTGGTATCGATTCCCATACGCTTGTAATAAGTAATCCATCCCTTGGAAAAAATGCTTCGGGCCTGACGCATGTTATTTGCGCCCTTCTCGCCGTGGCGAATGAGATAATCTTCGCAGATCGGAGTCCCGTTTCCGGTCTTTTTTGCGAACATTCCAATGTCGTGTGCGCCAACATCTATATCGTACTCAGCAAGGATATGCTTCATGCGATTTACATTGTTTCCCTTGGTACGCTCGTTCGCCTGCTTTTTAGTCACTAAACGATTACCCGTATAAACATTAAACAATTCACTTATCAAGGGACGAATACGACCCATCCGCCTATCGAGTTCTTCAACGGCTGCAATCGGGGCCATACGAGCCGCTTCTTTGGGGTCATTCGTCTTCAAGGACTTGCGTATCCTTTCTTCCCCGAAATAGATTTCTACATAGAAAAATCCATTGCGGGAATAAGTGTTATATTGGGGTGTGT